TTCTTCTGCATCGTCGGTCCTACTTGCGAGAGCTTGTTCAATGTCTCAGAGCGCACAGTTGCACGTATGTAACTATCTCTCTCTCCGGTGCTCATCTTTGCCCACTCGTCAGGACTCTCCTTAGCAACCTTCGCTTCGATAGCCTTACGCCCACCGGTGAGTGTTTTACTTAACTCCGGGAAACGCTTCGCCAGAGCCTCTATCTGTTTATCAAGAGTCACATCATAAAACTCAAACTCCTTCTCTTTACCTAGGAGCATCTTCCCTATAAATTCCTCCCATTGCTCATCGGAGAGTACATCGTTTCCGTACCGCTTAAGATTAGAAATGGCAAGACCACGCGATATGTTCGTGATCTTGTCTCTGTGTTTGTAGTATCCCTCAACAGCCTCCTTCGTCGCTCCATACCCATCCACGAACAACTTACCGGTAGTATCAAGGAGATTCTTGCCGGAAGCTGCGAAGTCTGTGGTTGCCTTCACCAGCTCTGCCGGTGCTACACGAGCGGCTGCAGAGCCTGCAGCCTTCGCTCCATAAGAGACACCCTTCGCTGCACCTCTGACTACAGATCCCCCGAAGTACGTGCTCGGGTCCAGAAAGATATCACCGACAAGGCCAAGACCGAACCGAGCGTATTTGTTCTCCACCCCCATGTACTGAGCCAGCTCCGCGAAGTATCGCTTCTTTGTCTGCTCACCATAGTCATTACCAGTAAGAGCGGACGCAAGGCCCTGGACAACAGTAGTTGGGTACGCAGTCAGAAACTTCTCGGTACCTTCTACGTCTTGCATGATTGCCTCAGCGGGGCTTAACGCACCAAGACCGGCAATAAGGCGCTGGAGTGTTGAAAGTTTAGGTTCCTCTTGCACGGCAAGGGCATCTGTTCCTAGACCTTTTGCCTGTGAGAGTTTGGTTAGACCCTCAAGGGTGGAGAGATCAGAGGAAGAAACACTCTTTTTTTTAAAAAGATTCCTTCCTCTTTTGCTGCGCTGTGAACCATTGGAGCGAGAGTTTAATGCCTCTGAAATGCTTTTTGCGGTCCCCCTTTCCTTTCTTTTTGAGATTAATTCAGATAACGTTGGCATATCGCTTAAGGATTATTTCTGCTGATGCGCTGTGAAACCTTTGAATAGATCAACGAATGGTTGCGATGCCGTGCTTGGGTTGTATGTAGATTGCTGTGCTGGTTTAACTAACGATGAAGGCTGTGTTTTGCTTGAAGTGTCTTTTGGTAGTGGCGTGTTAGAAGCGGATGGAATAACAAGCTTTCCGTTCTTTGTGTTCTTTGATGCCCATTCAAGGCCATCTATGTAGTCAATTATTTCTCTCATTTCTGAGTAAGTAAGGTCTGTCTCTTCATACACACTTGCACGTTCTTTTTCGTAATTAGATAATTTTTTATCTAAGCGATATTTTATTTTTTGTTTTTCATCTAGTATCGCATTTTGTGTATCCATGTCCTCTATCTTAGCGGCTTCAAGCATTACCTGCGAGCGCAGCTTCTCTGGTACTCCGCACTCAGAAGGTGATCCACCATTAGCAATACATGTCGCATATCCTTTTAGATCTCCATCAGCTTGCTGGTCAGCGATAGCTTTCTGTAGTTTTGATTTCATCTCAGCCTGACGTTCCTCGTTCTCAAGAGCGCGCTCTTTGTCGATAAGAGGAGTCACATACTTAACCGCCTCAGCAAGGGTGGTGACATTATCAGGGATAGCAGAGCCGAACTCGAGACGAAGGTCGAGTATCCTATCCAACTCCTTCTTCTTGTATTCGTCTGCCGTTTTGTATGCCTCATAAAAGTCGGAGAACACTGCGTTCACAGATGGACCAGTGCTTGATCGTAGTATGTCGGAGATCGCACCGATGGTTCCCGGAGTATTGATTCCTAACCCTCCCATGACACCACCGAGAGTGCTCATGCGGTTCTTACCCGCTTCCTCTGCAGCCATGCGAAGAGCCGCGCGGAAGTTTCCAAGATCAGATGGAGCCTGTTGCTGTGCAGTGATAGGCGTTGAGCCTGTCTGTTGCGTTGTCGCTAGAGGTTGTGTTGATGGTGCGTTAACTATGGGAGCAGTCATCGTACCCTGAAGCGTAGTTGGGTTTGCTGTAGTAGTCCCCATAGCTGCGGATATCTTCTCGTTAAATGAAGCATTGTTTGCTCCAGCCGCATCATATTGTGCCTTGGTAACACCTGCAGATGCTGCAGCTGCCGCGAACTCTGGATCACTGAATCGCTGTGAAGGTGGAGGTAGTGGCTTCCCCTTAGCTGTATATATTTCGTAGAGTGTTGGCATACTTAGAATGTAATTAAATCCTTAGCGAGTTCAATACCACCCTTCACGTCACTGATAAGTGTACGTTGCTTGTCCTCTTCTATTTGACCAGTGACACCACCGACAGGTGTGTAGCCAGCAATAGTAGGTAGGTTGCCGGTGCCGAGAATCTCCTCAGCTGTTCGGCCGATGTCCTTGATGTCTAATTCCTTCTCCTTAGTCATTGCCTCAAGCTCCTTGCGTGCAGCCTCATCTCCTCGTGCCGCCTGCTTTTCAAGCTCAGACACCTTGTAGTTATACTCACGATTAGAAGACTGGATCACATCACTATACTGTTCCTCGCGACGCTTCTCTGCCTCTACACGTGAGCGTGCACCGGTTGCAAATGTAATACCTTTCTCTGCAGCCTCATCAGCAATACTCAAAAGATCGTACCCAAGCTCCTTAGACTCACGAGCAATCTCTGCCTGCAGTTCCATGGAGAGGAAGTTCTTACTTGAGTCTACATCCTCAATTAGTTCACGCTGTGTGCGCTCTATTATTTCCTTCGCTGCTTCGTAGTTGTTAGAGACGCGAGCAAGTTGCACCCCGACAGCTGCGTTCGCAAGAGAGATCTTCGACTTGTAATACGGATCAGCAAGGTTCTTCGCCGCCTCGATTGCCTTAGCAAAGATTGCAGCATCCTGCTCCGTTCCCATGTTGATCAGAGAAAAAGCCTGGTCGACAAACGCTTTATCTTCAGCCGACAATGCTTTGTACGCTTCCGATTGCTGGAAAGATTTACCGGTAACTGGTTGATTGAAAATGTTTCCACCGCTGGTAGTAGTTCCACCTGCGGAGGTTCCGGGAGTTACGCCGGGGACCACTGGTCCGTCAGCCGCCCCTACTTTTCCCCCTGTGCTAGTTCCACCAGGAAGTGTTTGGTTCTGTACAGACCCTGGATTTTGCATGTTTTGCAAAGCAGCACTACCGGCCGGTACATATATCCCGTCCTTTCCTGTCTTTACTAGGGCACCTGACGCAAGGTCCGCCTGTTCCTTTTGAATTGCATCGTACTCCTGTTTCGTCATCTGGACAGTCTTACCGGTTAGTGGATCGACACCCATGACCATGTTTGATGGTCCTCCGCTCTTTTGTGCGTCATTCAATGAATCCCAAAATGACCCAGGAGCTTTCCACCCATCGTTCGGGTTAGGCATTGCCTTGGCTAATGGCTCGAACTCAGCAAAAGAAATCTCAGTGTATCCGTAAGGCTTATTCTCACTAGCTATAACGTCAACATAGGTCTTCCCATTGACTTCGTATTTGTAGTATTTGTAGGGTATCGGAGTAGGCATAGTAGTTTATATATTATACATCCCTCTCTGCTTGTTTTATGATTATTTTGAGTTCATTGTCGATATCTTCCATGAGCTTATTTGACAAAGTTCCCTTTGCCTGTTTTGTGTATACCTCATCAGGACCGGTCATGGCTGTGTAGATAACGACAACATTACCCTCTGTTGTTATAACTAGCTCACGAGTTTTATAATTGTCAATAGAAATGTTTTTTACCATAAAAATAAATTAATCAGTATTCACTGTTGAGGAATCGTAGTCGGTCACATACAGCTGGAAGTTACGCACGTTCGCCAAGTTTGAACCATCCACGTTGTTTAACTTTGCATACAACTGTATCAAATCTCCAGGCTCCACACCGGAGATGTCTTCTGTGTATGTGACGTATGTCCCATCTGTCTTAGTGCGCTCCGTACCTACAGCAACACCGTTCACATATATACGTCCATACGCAGTGTTCGCATTACCAAGTGTGAGAGATAGATCAAACTTGATTCGATACGAACCGCCTCTGTTAACTACTATCTCCTTCTTCTTTGTGTATGTTGCCGCAGCTTCTGTTCTTGTTGTATTTGCTGATTGATACAACAAATCTCCTGCGACATGGTTCAATGTCCCACCCACAGTCAAAGTAGTCCCATCCCATGTAAGTTTGTTGCCGGAAGAATTTCCTATTGAAAACTTAGGAGTACTCGAATCGTTTCCAAGATAAAACCCCGTACCAGTATCATATGCTGTCTGCCCCGATCGGATGTACCCACCAGAAGGCAACACGATGGTGCCTGCTGTTATGGAACCAAGGTCAGCAGTTATAGCAGAGAGCGTAGTGACGCTTAGCTTAGCTGCAGTAATAGTGGAAGCGGCGATGTTAGCTGCGACAATGGACAACGCACCTATGTTTGCTCCGTCTATCAATGCCTGACTCGGGCCATACGGTATAAAGTTTGCGGTAACTGTATTGTTTTGCGCCACGCCAATAATACACTTGTTCGCGCCCATCGCTGTTGCTGCTGTCGTGGTTGTTTGCAATACAGTAGAAGAAACAGCCGGATCAATATAGATATATGTTAACGCCGACATGTTCCCGGTATTGCCGGATGAGATGGAAAACGTGCGCCCATTAGAAAGTGTCACAGTACCAGCTCCCCACGCAATAGTGTTGCTGTCGGTGACTGAGAAGATCATCGTCCACGTTTTCTCGAGAAGTGATATATCGGTACTCGAGTTGTTCGGGATGCTTGAGATAGGAGTACCCGTGATGGAACCTCCTGTAATGGTGATGCTCGAGAAGGTCGCAGCTCCTGCATTTGATATCTTCGCCGGTGCAGATCCGAACGTGGCAGCGCCGAGCCACATGTTTCCATCGACATCCACGTGGAAAGAGGTTGCGTCTGCACCACCTATATCGATAGAGCTGACTGACAAGCCGCCTGTAATAGTAAGCGTCGAACCATCCCAGTTGATATACGAAGTGGCATCTCCGATGTAGAACTTTGCTATGCCATCAGTATCAATACCAAGACGGTAGCCAGCCACAGTGTTGTCAAACGCAGTCTTGTTTGCATACAGAGCACCAAGCTCCTGAGACATGGTGGCCGATAGAGTGCCCGAGAGGAGTGACTTAGAGTTAACTCCATCCATTATGGATTGAAGCTCTGGTGTGGCGATTCGTTGATCAGGACGAACAAGACTGCGGTCATAGCCGAGATCAAGTACGGTGTATTTGTCCATGGTGCTCCCGTATGAAATAGGCATAAGAGTTACGTTACGTTTGTGTGTACGTCAATGTTCGGGAAGTCGATGCCGCGTATCTTAATTATGTGACCAGAAATAGAATCAACGACACGGAACTGGAAGATGTGTCCGTTCATTGGTGTCTTAATCTGCACTTCAGTTACGATATCTTTAAGATTGCCAAACGACTTCCATTCTCCGTAATTTATACGGCACTGTATTTCTGCACCTCTCGTGTTGTCTGAGTGGACAAAAATCCTGTCTGCAATAGTTTTCTTGTACTCTCTGAAACCAAAATCAAATTCAGGAGATTCAAGAATATAAGTAATAGGCACTGGAGTGGAGGCGTAGTCGGTTGTTCCTGTGTTCAACTGCAACACCTGTCCATCAGAATCACCGCCTATCAAAAGCGTATCTGTACCTGATATGTACTGAGACATGAACCGGAACTTGTGGTTATACCTCATAGTAGCCCACTGCTGTGTATCGAGTGTGTATCGCAAAACTACGTTCGTGTAGGTCTCAGTAAAGCCACGATCAAAATCAACGGTGACATCTCCGATCGACCAGTAGATATGGAAATCATCGGACCACCCATTCACGTGCTCATAGAATGAGGAGGACATTCCCTCTATGATTCTCTGTACTGGGCGAGAGATCAGTTTCGGAAAGCGGCCATCTGTCTCATAAAAACCATTCGGTCCGTAGAAGAAGAAGTTCTTACCGCGTGCACGCACGATAGACTCGTTCGACTGGGTTCCTATATTAACAAGATCCTCAGGGAAAGCTGAGTCAAAATTCCAACGTTTGAGAGACCGTTGCTTGTAGATCATCAAATAGCCAGGAGTCTTGTTAAGACCCTGTATGGTTCCTCCTCCGTCTTCTCGTTCGACATAGATAGAACCAGAGCCAGAGTTCACCCACGAGACTGTTCCAGCTGTGGGTGTTGTTGTGTAGTTCAGTAAGTCAGTGGTGACGCAGTACACACGATCCTTAAACTCAATCGGAAACTTTGCGTTTGCTGGTATGTTAGCTAAATCGAAGACGCCTCCTGTTGAAATCCAACCGCCAGCATTTGTGTACGAACGTGCCTGGTTCCCGTTCAGCATCAGCGTAGCATTTATGAACGTGGTGTAGCGTTGCTTTGCTGATGCGGTAAGAGATGTCACCTCTGCGTCTGTCCCAATAACGTCATAGATGGAAGTTCCAAACCCTGCGAAGAGCTTGCTATTGGCTGCAGTAGTATCAATGTGATGATACAAACCGAGACACGGATCACCGCCCCCGTCCATCTGCGAACCGATGATCGAGGTACCTTTACGTGAAACAGCTTCTCCAAGTACTTTGTCATACTCAAGGTTCATCGAGAACGGAACACCGTTCGGTATAGTAATTTCCGGAGAGACTTTCTGAACAAGTCCCCCGGACATATCGCGCCAACGTACTGTTTTATCGAGTCGCGCCATAACATGTTATGTTTCATCGAAACCACGATCAGCACCACCAGTAGGTGCGTAATCGATGGTGTTTAATTTAGGACGCCACTTGTTTTTCTGTCCGGACACTGACGTGCGAATCTGATCTTTAAGGATAGTGGTGAACATTTGATAGTCCTCATCCTTGAGGTCAATCTTACCGTTATTGTTCCAGTGCGCCTTACCCTGCCAGAGAAGCCAGTGCTTCACCATGTCGTAACGATCAACATCAAGGTGATCTTCTTCTGAGTCAACACGGGTCACTCCATTGTAATAATCCATCACCACGTTCTTGTTTATCTGTGTGGAGTCTGGAAGAGGCCAGTAACGTAGTTTGCCGTCTTTGACGTTTGCGTACCGCGGAGCACCCTCTGACTCACCCTGCCAGACGTCTGTATCAACTGCGTGGGTTGCTGCAATGGAGCCATCACCACTGCCAGGAATGCCAGTGAGTACACCAGCTGTTGCAGAGCGCGTAACACCAGTGTATGTAATCTCGTCCTTAGCGTTTGACGTAAAGATACTTATCGTTCCGTCGTCATCGAAGTCGTATGAGTTATCTATGTTGAGAGACGTAGCACCTATTGATGGCTGTGTGCGTACCTCAGTGTGTGCCACATCAGCAAACAGCTCATCCCATTCTTTTTCGTCGAGAATGACGAGAGGCTCAAGACCCTTGATTCGAACGTTCAAGACTGACTTATTTGTTTTAGAATCATAAATATCAGTAGGAAGATTCGCGTCAAATACACCGCGCGCCGTTTGACCTATCACATAATCCTGCACCAGATAGCGAGACATCTTCTTTTGCTTCCCCTGTGCGAACCGTAGACATGCGTTAGCTTCATCTATTGCATCCTGCTTCGAGAAGCGTTCATCCCATTCTTTGCCGAGCTTGCGTCGCACTGACTCGAGCATGTACCCAATCTGATCATCGGCATAAGAAACCTCACTCGCACCCCAAGGAATAGGACCGTTGTAAAGAGAGTTTACAGAGGTGAGCGAGTTGATAAACCTATAGTAGTAGTACCCACTTGATTGCGCTGTATCGTCGTAGATATTGCGGAACATTGTTGGGTCAATACTTTGTGCAGCAGCAAGCGCGGTAAGAGATGAGTCATCAGAGTTAGCGTCTACTTCAGTAGCCGCATGATAAAAGCGTACTGTGTTGTACGGAAGTATATATACTGTGGTTCCTCGAGGATGAGACTCAGTGAGGTTAGAAGCAAGCGTTACTGTGTTACCTGACGGTGCGGTTGAACCGTGGGTAAGAATGATCTCAGACAACTCACCTCCTGGTTGTCTGAGACAGAGGACATTATTTATTGCAGCACCAGTGATACTCTTCACTGTTATGGTGGAAGAACCTGATGTTGCATCAGCGTCCAGGACCAGCTCTTCTGCTCCTACAAAAAGTTCACTTATATCGGCGTATATGCGTCTAACAGGCATAAAATTGTGTATGCCTCTGTTTGTTAGTTATGCTTCGCTTTCTTATGTTTTTCCAAATTCTCTTTTGCTTTACTTTCACTCTTGCCTCCTACCATGTGACCGCAACCTTCTACATCGCAACGAAGTTGTGTAACTTCATCTCTACCTGCAGTCTTTCCTGGGTAGAATTTTTCATGACAGTCTTCGCACATCCCTTCACGGAGACGATTAAGTTCTGCCACCGCAGTATTCATACCAGCAAGACCAGGGAGATTCTTCTCCTGGCTTTTAGGTAACTTCCCCATCTCTGCTAGTCTCTGAAAATTAGGTACTCCAGCGCCCATATTGTTTTTTGTTATCCTCTGTTTTTAATACACCCACCACACTATTAAGTATAGCAGACTAAGCAAGGCCGTTTATGGTTTTTACACTAGCTATGGCTAGGCCGTTTACAGTCTTCACACTGGCTATGGCTAGGCCGTTTACAGTCTTGTTTGACGTTGAGCTGTAGGTCACATAGCAGTCTATAGGACCGGAAAGCGAGGTTATGTCGGCACCCCAGGTAGCTGCAGACCCCCCAGACCACACGTCGTCTCCGTTCACTTTACGGCCATCAGCTGTGGCTCCTCGAGAGAAGTTCCAGCTAGGGGTCCCTGGATCCTCTAGGTGGACGCCTATCCAGTACTGTTGCCCAGAGGTTAGGGCTATACGATTCGCCCCGGTGAAAGTCATTGTCACCTCGGCCTCTGAGGTGTTTGTGAAGGAGGTATCATCTGTTACCGCCAGAAGAGTACTGGCAGACGTAAGCGCCCCTGCATCATCACTGTAGATAACTCCACGGACGTTACAGGAACCGGCACTGGAAAGCCAGAGACGGCAGGTTAAGGTCTCGGCTGTACCACTTGATCCAGGGGTCGCGGCACTCACCACCTTACCGTCAGCGGTTGAGGAGGTTGAGTTTCCTTGATCTCCTGTTTGTCCAAAGGTAGGCATAGGGTTTAAGTATGAGTCGTATAATCACTAGAAGGATTGAAGTACAACTCGTCTGCTGTCCAAGCCCATCCTACACGACGAATCACATCATCAGTGCCTGACGGTTGAGCCACCTGAATATCGCCGGCAGTTGTTGAAACATAAGCTGGAGCGCCAATAGTAAGAGCAGGAAAAGCTGCATCAGCACGAATGAATCCTTGCAGAAGGATGGTAGTTGCGTTTCCGTCTGCGGCTGCCGCGAGTACACACATACCCAGAAGAACATCGCCAGATGTCGAGGCTGCATCTGCATCGGCCAATTCCCACCGAGAATCTGCTGCTGCGAGGTACACCAAATCACCAAAAGCTAAGGTTGCTCCAGCTGTTCCTGCACGAACAAATCCTGAATACTTACCATCAGCGGAAAGAGCGGCGTCATAGGTAAATGGAATGTTCTCCTCCATGGTGAGAGTAGCGAGAGTGCCTGTTGCGGATGGAAAAGTGATAGTCGCAGAACCTCCACCGTTTACTGTCACGTCCCCGCCAGTGACTGTAAGTTTACGGATAGTAGTGCCGCCTGAAATGTCAAAGCCATCTGCGTTGACTGTGACATCCAGATTGATTGAAGTTTTTTCTGGCATATTTAAATAGTTATTGAAGTAATGTTTGTTATAGAACTTACAGCCGTAGTTTGAGGCGCAGCCGGAGGAACCTGTGGGGGTGTCCCAATCGTCCACTTAGGTGTTACAGAATATGAATCCAGCGCCACTCCATTATACGTCACACGGAACTCATACTGAGTAGCATCAACCGCATCTGCCGTTGCTTGAATACACCACTCTATTTCCGTGTATCTATCAGTGGCAATATTAATCGAGGGAGCCGGATTAGACGTCTCACACATTTCTCCTGCAGTAAAATCAGAAGATGACTTCCCTGATGGGGAAGTTAATTGTGCGGTGGTGGCGTCACCGTCAACAAAATTTGTTGACGCAGCCAACTCAAAGGCAGGAGTATCTACTGGAGGGTCAGTATAGTTATTTATAACTGGAGCTACCGTTGTAGCAAAACCACTTCCGTTCGTTAGATTCAGGTTAGCAGAGAAAACAAAAGCTCCTCTAGGGGCGTATTCATCAGTTACGAAATCAGTGAAGGCTGCTGCAACATCGGCATTGGTGTCCCATTGATCTTCAGAGCCGCCCAAACCATCCCCTACTCGAAAACCAACACCCATGATGCTGCTTGGCAATGAAACTGGACTTCCATTTACTGTTTCTACCTCTTGATATTTTTGACGAGTAAACACCATCTCTCCGTAAGAATTTGCATTGTCATAGTTTTGAGGACAAAACCAATCTAGTGCGCCTCCGGCATACATGGTAGCAAGAAGAAGCCTGTCAGATGCCACCTGCGCTGATGCGCTCCCAGGTCCAACTGTGTACTCAGGAGCAGGAGGTGCTGTTATTAAAAAATTACTACCATAATATGCTTTCAGCTGCTGGCTCGCATATGTCATCCATGCAGGTGACGCAGTACCAGCCTGAGAACCTTCAAAGTTGTTCCAATCTATACCGTCGAATGCCGCCGTGGTCCCTGAACCACCGAAGGCAACGTTTGCATCCTTAATGCTCTGAATAAAGTTATCAGCTGTTGCCTGACTGTTTATTGTTATTTGTGCATTTGCTCCACCGCAAGTCATGATACATCTTTGTCCCCTCGCACGGCACGTTGCTATGTCTGCGTTCAAAGTTGCAGTCGTTGCACCGCGTTGGAATGAAACTGAACCAGTAGGCCCAGACGGGAGCGCGTGGAATAGGAAGATGATATTGTACGCTTGTGACAAATTAATGATACGGGTCTGATTCCCATAGTAGCTTTCCCAGTAAATACCTATGGGGTTTGTTGGTAGTCCGAGTAGTGCCATATTATTGTATTGGTATCCAGGTGGTGCCACCTACATCCCTAAATTCTAATCGATAATCTTCTGGGCCTCTATCTAAGGTACTGTTAAGCAACGTACGTAGACGAACATTTATTCCTGTTGTCTGTATTATGTCAGTGTCCTGAGCTGCAAGCCATGTGGCAGTAGTTTCTGTACCGTTATCATTCCTGAACCTAAATCCTTCTTGATCCACAGTGCCGGCATCAGACACCGTGCCATTTATAGTTAGATCATCCCAGTCTATTAAGTTTCCTTCCTGGGGTGCATATACGTATATTCTGAATGTGATCGGGTCCGTTACTCCCTGGAATGACGCACCCGTGAGGTCTATTGAAACAGCAGTCCATTCGTTAGAAGGTACTCGTGTTGTCAACAAATCAGCAGTTTCCAAAGTTACCGCATAATTGTCTACACTTGACCGTATATCATATCCACGTGCTACTGTGCTACCCCCACGCGACATGTTTATCGTAAGACTCGTGAGACTTACTTGTTTGCCTGAAAGTGGTGTGAGGGTGGTGAAGAAATATGAGTTTGCTGTTATTGCTGTCGCAGCGCTTATCGCACCTGATGTTGGTCCTGCATTACCAACTGGATCGGATGCGTAACCGTTGGTGCTTGGGGCAAAAGAAAACAAAGCTCCAGAAGTGTCTGTAACAGTGCCTGTTGTGATACCCTCTGCTGTTGTTGAAGCGGTAAAGCCTGCAGTAACGTTGAAAGCTAGTAGTACAGCCATACTATACGTAAGTTATATTTCCCTGCACACTCACCACATTCCACTCGGTGTTTGCCACAACACATACCAACTCAATAGCATCCCTTCTATGCGTTGACGCGAGACTACCACCTACACCAGTTGTCGTGTCGACATTACCGAAGTGGATAACTTCAGAAGCATTCTGAGCAATCAACCAACCGCCCGCACCCTTGCCTACAACCCGTACAATATCCCCAACGGCTGCCGTAGTGGGGATAGTCACAGTCACGAGGCTGGCGTTGTTACAGATGTAACCACTATTGACTGCCGCTGATTGTGACGTACCTGTTACCTCAGTCCACGTAAGACCAGCAGCTGAGATAGGTGTGTACACCTCCCATGCGGTGTTACCTGAGTTCATGCGGATTGACTGCAACGCACCAGGAGCAAGCTCAACAAGTGTGTTTGCTGAGTTCGCAGCCCAAATAGTCTTTGCGGTTATAGAGCTTACGCCTGTACCACCATCAGTAACAGCCACGTCAGTTCCTCCTACATAGTAGATAGCAGACCCACCTCTTGTAGGAGTGGAGGAAAAATCAACGACACCGCCAGCAATGGTAAGAGTGTTCGCTGAGTGTGTGATAGTCACGTCGCCAACATCGAAGTTGATAACAGCACCGAGAGCTAGGAAAAGATCAGACCATGCAGTACCAGATGCACCAAGGGCAGCGCCATCGTTAGCTGATGCTCTTACAACACCAGTTGATACAACGCTCGATGGAGTGATTGCCCCAAGAGTAAGCGTGATAGCTGGTGTTGTTGTTGATGTGGCGACGGAACCAGACACGCCGTTTGCCGTGACAACAGACACATCAGTAACAGTTCCGCTACCACCGATAGCAGCCCACGCCGGGATACCACCTGAAAGGGTTAAGTATGTACCGTTAGAACCCGGATGGAGGACAGTGAGATTTGTGCCGTTGTAATACAGAATGTCGCCTGTCTGATATGACAGGCCAACAAGGTTCTGCATGAACGTAATTTCACTTCCCGTGAAATCGTTGTTCGTTATGACCGGCGTAAATTTTTCGTACATTCCCATAAAAGTGTTGAGTTATTTTTTCAAAAAAACCATAGGACTCTTAATCCCAACTTTCTTCCTTTCATCCTCCAATCGCTTCTCATACATAACAAGATCACGCTCCTTCTGCTTCAACGTTTCTTTCTCTTTCTCTATCGCAGCTAACTCACCAGCGAACAACGAGTGTTCCTGCAAACCTTGTTCATACTTAGAATCAAGAAGCGAAATAATCTCAGACACTCTCTCCAACTCTTTTGTTGCCTGCTCAACGGCCTCAGTTAGATTAATCTTTGTATACTCAACGCTCTTCAATTCTGCACGAGCCTTAGCCACGTCCTTCAACAACAGATCAAGAGTTGTTTTTACTGCCTTAATTTCCTTCCCCTGATTCTCTTTTTTAGAGAGCAACATCTCCACTTCCTTCACAAGATCATTTTTTGTTTTCTCGAAAAGCCTTATAGATGAGTTAACACTAGCGCTCTTAGTGAGAGCTTCTGAAAGAGCAGACTCTGCTTTCTTCTTATTAAACTCAACAACAACTACATCCTGCTTCTTCTTCTTGATCTCAGAATCAAGATGAGAAATAAGTTCCTCCTTTCTCTCTTTTTCCTCTTCCAATTTCTGAATACTCTTTTTAAAATCAGCGACACCATCATTTTGTAGTTTCGCAAAGTACGCCTGAAGCTTCTCCACTTCTCTCCTTTTTTGCTCCAGTTCTTTTTCAAGAGCAGCTTTCTCTAGGTTCCCACGGACAATAGCCTTATCGTTTTCGACCTTGCGAGTATCATCCTTTTTACCTTTTGAGAAGACGAGTGACATACATATATTATAACCCTGCCTGGCCGATTGACTTAATCTGTTTCAGTGTCTTTCCTGCGGTATTCGCCGTGTTGTACGAGGTCAAATCCGTGGTCCATGGATCTCCTGCAGTGCCCGCTGCATTGAGCTTTTCGCCCATGGTTCCAGAGGTATTGTGGTCAGCGGCAAGTTCCTCCCAAACAGCAGAAGCTATTTCCACAGTAGTCGCAGTGCCGGCATTAACGAAGATGTCAGCTTCCATGAACAGTTTACCCTTCAAATCAGCCACAATAGAGCCTGTTCCTGTCAAGGATGCAGAAAGTCCAGCAAGAACGTTCATGGCACCCGCAAGGGTCCCTGAGCCGGTCAAAGCAGCTGCCAACTGCACCGTACCAACCATAGAGGCAGTTAAGGTCCCTGAGCCGGTCAATGCAGCGATCATAGAAGTAACCAGAGCAAGAGAAGCTGTTGATATTGTGCCGGTCCCATCAAGATCAGCCTCTATGTTTATCCCGTTAGACTGGTTCGCGCTCAAGGTCCCGGAACCACTTATCTTATTAGTCGAGGATAATTCACCTCCCTTGAAAGCAAGAAGCCATGAATAAGGCGGCTGCGTTCCCGAAGGGAAACACGCCCGCTTCATCAGCGAAGTAGAGGTTGTGTCTGGCAAATAAACCGAGCACCAGGTGCTCGGTTTATAATTCGTCATTCGGTCCCCGAAAGCACCCCGTTGACGATAGGAGTTAAAATTGTACTGTGATACATTCCCCAATATCATAGAGTTAATTCCATACGAAGTTTAGAGTTCCAGAGAAAGCAGCTGACGCTGGCGTTGCAACACCAGAACCCCATATCCAGTACAAAGCGGCACCATCATATATACGAGGAAGAGAAGGTATTTCTGTAACTAGGTTTTCCATCGTCGTCTGTCCAAGGATAGAAAGCGGAACCTCGGCAATCTCTTTAATAAGAGCAACGCTGTACTCGCCAGAGACATACGATGTCGAATTTTGAATTGTGTTTATTTCCGCGATACCAGCGTCTCCCGCCTGAAGAGGCACGGTATAGTTATACTTACCCGTACCTGTTGCTCCGGTGTACAGAATAATACTGTTGGAAGCTGCTGTTTTACCGATAGGGAGCACTGTGGGAGTTGCGCGTGAAGTTGCTTGTGCACTGTTTGTGTAACCAAGAGAAAGGTTCGGCGTGGCTGCCCCGAGCGCTGTTGAGTTTGAGTTAAAGAATATCGCCTGCACACCAGCCCCGTTCGTGTAGCGAGGAAGAAGACGAGACATCGTGTGGGTACCAGTTCCTGCATCAGTAATGTTTATGGCGGTACCAGCCACTGCGTTTGCGTATGAAGTTGCTAGCTTGCAAGTAGTGTCCGATACACGGATCACGTAATAGTCTGTAGCGGTTGCAAGCCCGCCAGGAAGAGTTGTTGTAGTAGTTAATCGTACACGAGTACCGAGAAGGATATTGGAAGGAATGTTTGTCGTTGACGACCATGTAATAACGTCTGTACTTGCGTCAGCGGTAAATGTATCTCCGAAACCAAGAGTGTTCGTTGTAGCCTGGGCTGATGTTGTTGTTACTGAAGTAACGCGGTAGAAGCCCACCACGTCTACAAGCTTAAGAACGCCAGGGACCACCGTAGCTGCTGCTGTCTGAGCAGAAAGAGATTGAAGATATTTATAATAAGTAGGCTGCACATTTCCTCCGTGCTGCATTGTTCCAGCACTTGTTGTTGAGTCAATTATCCCCTGGAACAAAAGGTTAGTGCCGGTATTGAACAGGGCGTCAGCACCTGGGTTTCCAGCTCCACGGAAGAGAGTGTGATATTCGTTTGCCACAGCAGCAGTGGTGGGATTAAAGTTTTTACCCCACACGGTCTTAAAAGTCCGTCCTGACGAGTTTGCATCTATTATTTGATCGAATGAAGCGAAGCCTGGCATATAGGTTTAATTATTTATTAATTCCAAACAATTTTCAACGTGCCTGATAGGACAACGCTTGCGAGCGAACCGTTAGGTAAACAGAGGTATCCAAGGAAGGCGTCATCGTAAATACGAGGGAGCTGATTATGGTGAATGAGATGGTCAATTTCCACAGGAGCACTGTTCTCTCGAATGAATGTTTCAGCAAGAGGCTTCACCAGAATCAGTGTCATGAAGCCAGAATCGATACCGTTCATTTGAACAGACTCGATACTTCTTACCCCAGAATCTCCATCCTGGAGACCTATAAATGGGCCACCGGAGGTGTTGTTTGTTGGAGTTAATACAGTTGTTGTCACCGTACCAAGAATTGAAGAAGTATTCTGAGTCATTGTTTTAGACACCCTGCCAGCAACACCGTCGCTATTTGTGTAGGTAACATTGAATGTTTGACCTCCAGTTCTAGCTCCTGTCGTGATTGCCATCATCTGCACTCCCACACCATCTGTATATCGAGGCAAGGTGTTTGTATTATCCATCTCCTGCAGTCCAGTTTCTGAGTCGTCAACAGTAGGGTAGTACAACAAATAATCACAAAGCTGCATTGTCATCGGAAGGGGAGTCGCTGAGCTTGACCAATTTATTGTTTTTCTCAGGTACTTCTGAGAGGTTGAAACGTTAGGACCGTGATAAATTCCCTTGTCAGTTGATTGCTTGATTTGTGTCGCAGTAAGGGGTGCGGCATCAAACCATTGTTTAGCAGGTGGCATACCAGACGCATTCGCCAAATCGAACCAGATACCTGCAGTCGTAACTTGCGACGGAGTTTTTCTCCACTGATAGTTACGAACCCTGCCTTCGAGTTCTGCATCAACTATGTCTTTTATGCCTGTGAAACCAGCCATGGTTTTATGCTTTTATTCCTCCCTCACCAATTACCTCCGCTTTCATTTCTGCAATAACAGGAGCCTTGCATTCGCACTCCTTAACAAGATTACCTTCAACTATCTTTGCCTCCTTACCACATTCTTTACAGTGCATATTAGTCTTCAGTTACTGTTAATGCTGTAGCGGCGAACTGTGGCTGAATACCGGACGATACAGAGCGAGAAGCACTCAATGCTCCCGAATACAGGATCTTACTTGTTCCAGAAGATGCTGTAGTTATGGATACGTAACTGATAGTTTCTGAACCAGATGTACACTCCGGGAATTGAATCAATGCAAAGTTTGTCGCTGAGTTACCAGATACAGTCCAACCAGAACCAGAACGTGCGACTGCTTGACGTGCATATGAACCATATGCAGACTCACTTGTTGCTGCTGTGCCTGCCTCACCTGGGTCTGCTGTATGCAGAGCAATGTACAAACTTCCAGCGGTTGCACTATTCTGCAAACCACTGGCGTCTCCAATGTCTGCGATATCTACGTTGTTAAAGATCAACTGAAGCAGATCGTTTTCGAATGTATTTCCTTTTGACATAATTGTAATTATTAAGTGTAAGCAATCCCCGTCACATCTCCTGACGTGTAAGTGATTGTCTTCGTTAAACTTATTCCACCAGGAGTATCTCCAGACAGAGTTATGCTGGTTACATCTCCACTGGTGTACCCAAGGGTTTTAACTACCTGCAACCCACCGCCAAGGTCATACGTTATGGTATCTACTGCACCACCCGAGTAGGTGATATCATAGTCATACGATTCAAGGTTCCTAGAGACTGTCTCAAATGTGTCTCCTATTCCCCCTAATGACGTTGATGGTGGCGGGTATAGTGGCATACTAGGCAGTTATTTCAGTAACCCTCGCACCTCCAGTTCCAGGGTCAGATGCCCATACACCATTGATTTGACCTGTGTAACCAAATGGGGTCTCATAATAAGCATATTGTACCACCCTTGCTGTGTAGTTTGTCGCAGAGGCTGTGCCTGAACCAAGAAGCAAATACAGTACAGCAGAGCTATCGTTTGCCACTGTAGCCCCAAGCCTATTCGCGTTAGATGCCAGTATCGTGGTCGAGCTTGCAGTATCAGCCACACTTGACTGTGTGGCTGTGCCACCGTTTTGTATCTTGTCGTCAATACTTGTCAGCAACGCCTCAAGCGAATCAGTTTGAGTTATCAGTGTGCCAATATCCAATGATGATAGTGTCGTTGAATCTGACATAAGAGTTTTGTTACGACTTTACCTGATCAACAAATCGCTTCAGTTTATCTGCATACGCATCCAACTTCTTTTCCTTTTCTTCCAAGCTCTTTGCGTATATACGCATAGTTGCTTCCTTATCAGCAACATCCTTTTCTCTCTTCTCAACATCAGCAATAATCAGTCTTGCCTTCTCCTCCTCTTCCTTAAGAATCTTCCTTGCCTCGTCGATCTTTGTATTTTCCAGTAGGAGGGTGTTCTTAAGCTCAGCAAGAGACTTTTCACCAGATATCTTTTGATCAGCGAACTGAACGCATACTTTTTCCAAGTCGGCCTTTTTCTTCTCAAGTGTAGCAACTTGCTCTTTGAGAGAAGTGATCATCTCACCCAGAGACTTCTTTAGGTTCTCTAGTTTATCTAGTTCCTCCCTACCTTCCGCTAAATAAGAATTTATTTTTTCTATCTTCTTCTCTAGTTCGTCAGGGAGAGGATTTACAACTTTGTTCGGTGTGTTAAATCCAGACATATAGTAGAGGTTAAGCTTGTATCGCCTTCTCAAAGATCACCTCGACAGCCTCACCACTTACTGAAGCATCCAACCAGATGTCGCTGATATTAGTTACCTGCAGACCCACTGATTCGTTGCTATCAAGCACGAAGGCTCCGTTAGCTGAGTTGAGTGCAGACGCGGAACTGTGGGCAAGATGGATATTCCCGGTATTTGCTGTCTTCGCTTTTATTGTTACACCAATACCATCCGGGATGGCTTTGGGTGCCGTTATTTTCACCGTGGCACCAGCTGACTCGTCGGTGAGATCATTTGCGTCAATGAGGGTAATTGTACCCGCAGTGACCGTCTTAATGACGTAAGTGCCGTCATTTGAAGCTGAGCCAGACACAGTGATCTGATCACCCGGCTGGAAGCCAGATACTAGAAACAAGTTACCGCTGTCGGTAATAGTGTCTGCAGAAGCGCCGCCCTCAACGAAAGCAATCGTTGTGCTGCGTCTCTTAAGAGACAACTGCTCAGGAGTTCCTGCCGCAGTAACAGCAAACTGAAACGTGAAGATCGAAGGAAGGTTAAATGTTCGATTAGACATAAGGGGATTGATTATTCAACTTTTGTTTCTCTCTCCCATCATCAAGCTTGATGTACCTAGCAGCACTCGAATGATGAGGAAGAGAGGAAAAGTTCAATGATAAGAACTAAGAAACTGCATAGCTGTTACCTCCAAGAATGAACCACTCAGTGTCCATGAATTGAAGAACAACAGTATCTCCGTCAGCGTTCAGTGTGACACTCGTTCCTCCCGCAAGATTTGTAGGAGTGATAGTAGCAACACCAGTACTCGACGTGAGCAGAATCGTCATGATCTGACCGTTTACTCCATCAGCGAGAGTGAAGGTGTCGCCACCTGCGTCTGCGTCAATGTAGTGAACCGTTTTCGTCAAAGACAAAGCTGTTGATGTACCACCAGCAGCGATCGTCTCTGTGCCAGAGAAAATGACCTTCTCTGCGAGGTTCAAACACCTCGCTACAGAGCCGTTCCAGAAGTAAAGATCTGAACCGTTCCTGTAAAGCATTATGTCGTTAGCAGAAGAAGGCGTAGTACGAGTAGCGTCAAACCGGATGCCGTTCAAGGAATCGGCTCGGCGCTGTTCGATATTCACTCCACCTAGATCTGTTGCGCGACCTGAATCGTAATTACCCATAGTGTTTGTCGTGAGTGGAATTTGTGGAAGCAGTTCCCTCGGTCATTACTCGAAGGGCTAGAACCCACACTCCACATCCGCAGATTAACTTTGTAATGACCTAGAGAGTTGTAGCAGCTGCACCAACGATCCACTTGTAGTCGAGAACTCCGTATGCGTAAGACGCGGAAGACTTAGCCTTCCAGTCATCAGTATCGAAGTCATCGCCGTTTCCACCAGGAGTTGCCATGGTGAAGGTAGGCATTTCTGAGAACTCACAGATTGCATCTTTCTTAGAAAGATCTGCAAGCATCCAGTAATAACGTCCAGTTGAGGAAGGAGCGCCGTTTGCATCAGTAGCAAGGTACGGAAGCGAGATGTGCTGGTACTTACCCTTGTAAACGTTCGTTGAGCGCTCTGCAGTATCAGGAGCGTCAACAGAGCGAAGGAACTCCTTCACAACGTTCTCTACAGCTGGATCATCAGAAGTGATGATCGTGTTAGGCTTCGGCGTAACCTTCACGTCGTTCATGTTGACCATGTTACGGAAGAGACGCTCTGCTGCCTCAAGGTTTGAGCGGTTGAACGCTGCAGTACCGTTAAGGTTATCTACAACAGTAGACGAGCCTGTAATGGTGTGAGAGTTAGAGAAGATAGCAAGACCATCTCCGGTAACGGTGTTGACTGTCTCACCGTCCATGTTCGTGTAACTCGCACCCTGAAGGCCGAAGGTGAACATGTGGGTAAGGTCAAGCTCGATACGCTCTGCAGTTGACTCACCAAGACCGCGCATCTTTTTCTCGATCTCGCGGTACTTGTCATACTTACGCATTTCCCAAGTGATCGAGTCACGAAGACCGATGCGGGACTTTGTAAGGTTTAGGGTGTAACCCTGCTTAGGCGAACCAACAGTGTAAGGAGAACCCTGATCCTTTCGGCGGGCAAATCCAGGACTGTCGATGTGTGAATACTCAGAAGTGAGGTTTTCATTTCCGATGATGTCGTACAGCTGACGAGCAGCCTTAGGCACCTTCTCGTATTCCTCTCGCCACATGACGTTAGCGTTCTTCACTAAGTCATTGAATTGAGTTGTAAGAATAGGCATATGGATAAACTATAAATCTGTCTCCAGTAAGCCTCTGTTTACTTAAGGAAACTATGCTGCTGCACCTGACTTCTTAGCCATCTTCGCGACAACCTGAGTTGTACTAACGAAACGAGTGACATAGAAGACATCGTAAGTTGATGCAGAAACATCGACAGAGTTTTCATCGTCGATATCAATCCATTCACCAACGTCAGTCTGTGCTGCTGTTCCAGTTGAAACATCACACAAGAACTCTGCATCAGGACCAGGAACAAGCACCGGCACTTTCGTGTTCGATGCGTAATCTGAATCTGTTGCGGCTACTGTCTTCTGAATCAAGCCCAATGGTACAAACAATGCACCATCTGCGGCCTTTGCTACAAAACCGTTTGAATCAATGTACACAAGGTCATTGAAAGCAAAAGCGGTTGAAGCTACTTTCTTGTACCACTCCACGCGCGTTTGTGCGTCAGGAGTAAAGAGTCGAATTGCCATAAAGTTAATGTCATTCCAATTAACTTCCAATAATATTAGACCTTCGAAATGTCGATCGTGTTGTCCGTATGTGGGTCAACGTTCTCTGCCTTCTTAGGATCGATGCGGAACTTCGCGGCCATCTGTACTCCAGCTGGAGATAATGCGCCCTTGTTCCTACCGTCTCCTGTCGTGCGGTCCCCCGCACCGCCTGTCGATCGTGCACCTCCAAAGGTAGACTCAATTTGTCCTTGTCGGCGTCCTTCCTCTCGTATCTTCGTGAGATGCTCCTCGAGCTTCCCAGTGACACGTAGATGTTCATACATTCCTGACTCCATTCTGTTCAGATATTCTTCTGTGGTTAATTCAGTACCTCGGAAGGTAGTGTTCTCCATCAAAGATTTCCAAGCAGAATCGTCAAGGTATTCAGGATGCTTTCTAAAGAACTCCTGCTTTGCGCTTCTTTGTGCAGCTTCTCGCTGAACCTTAGTTGCGGCTGCAGTTGCAGTCTCGGTGATCTTTTTCTCGTCGATCGTAACGGTTCCACCGCCCTGACCTCCGTTCTGGACATCACCTGCACCAGTTGAAGAACCATCAAGAGCGCGTTCATCTGCCTTTTTACGGACAGTGGCTTCTTTATAGTTCGTCAAGTCACGATTAGTTTTATCCCAATCGGACTTCTTAATAGTGATAACTTCGTCGCCTGCGTTTCCTGAGCCTGATCCAGTTTCTGAATTATTTGTCGAGCCATCGCCCGAACCGGCGTTAGAGCCGGAACCTGATCCATTACCTTCACCTGCACCACCTGCGCCTGCTTCTCCACTACCACTACCGTCTCCTGTTGTTTTCTTGTCGAGTTCGTCTGGCATGTTGTTAAAGGTTATTTAAAGTCGTATACCTCAACGACCTGTGCTCAACGAACAGCCTCTGACAAGTGGGGGGCTGCAACCCTTAGAGAATTGGGAAACAGAGTGAAAACCAATTCTCTAGGGATTGCAGCTACCCACGATAGCTGCTCCGTTTTGCTTATATAATTAATTTCAATGTGCTACTTGTTTCCTTCTTCAAAGGCTGCAAGTAATTCCCCAAACTCTTCTACTGTCGCAACCCACTTTTTACCCCACCCCTCTCTTTCAAATTGCATCTTAAGGATGGCGTATGCTTCAACAGGTAAGACTATTTCAACTACATCGTTGCCGTGTTCCTTGCTGTACCCACGCAACTCATCATTAATTGAATCAATCAACTTCTGTTTTTCATCCTGCTGTTCAGGACTTATATTCCCCAAGGTGTCTGCAACTTCGTTTGCTTTTCGCATTATCTCAGGATATTCACCCGCCTGACTTTTAAGAACAGGGAGAATGTCGTTGATAGTGCTCTTAAGCTCCTCAGTAGTAGGGAAGTCTTTCGGAGCAGTGTTACGCAACTGGCTCCAGAAAGCGAATGCAAATACTCTTTTTGTTTTCAGTGTTTTTACTGCCATACTTTTCTCTTTGTTTATTTGTTGTCAAATACTACTTTGACTTCTTAATCATAACATTGCCTCGCTTTACTTTCCCACGCACAATCTTCTCTGAACGTGTATATCTTCGCCCCTTCGTGATTTGTTTACTCATGGTTTTTGATTATCCACCTTAGCCTTAGCAGCCTCAATTTCCTGTTTTGCCTTCCTCTGTTCAACTGCCTTCTTCATCTCATCAAAGAGAAAAAGCAGTTGTTGTCTCCTACCTATAAGTACCGCGTACTCCCAAGGACCCTTTCCGTTCCCCATTTCCTTGAGGATTTTAAGGTCCTCATAGGCGAAATAACTCCTCCAGCCAGTATCGTCAAAGGACCGAAAAGCCCACTGATCAAAGGCTTTTTTGTCTATCTCTTTATAGTTCATCCGATACGAGGCATCCAAAATACGAAGCACTGCTAGTGCCAGGAACTTTCTAATAGCTTGCATTTTCTGTTTTTTATTGTCCAACTACACCTGCTAATCTTTCCGCGTCACCCGACCCGGTAATGTCCTCAGTCACCTGACTAGGCCCACCACCTGACGCGGAGCGGTTCTTGCCTGCCATACCCTTTGCCAGCTCAAGACCCTGCTCCTGAGCAAAGTCCATCGTGGCCGGTAACTCATACCGGGCTGGATCATCTCCATACACCTTCACAAGATCTGTGAAGAACAACTCTTTATTGTTTGCGAAATACTCAGGGAAGGTGCTTCTCACCACACTAATCTTCTCAACTGTCATCGCCATAGCAAGAGCTTGAGAAGACTGCCAGAGTGTTTCAGGAATAATCTCTACATCAAATCCAAAGTGATCCAACCAACCAAAAGGAAGTACAACCTTCTCGAAAGGTTTTCCAGCATCGTAGTTCTGCTTCTCCTCTGCATCGATATCAATCTTGATGGCGCTCTTGTCGGCCATGTCAGCCTTACTCATAAACTTAATTCCGAGAGTTCCCTTAGAACCATCTGAGAGCATTGTGCCTTCAACATTAAATTGACGGTACTGCTCTATGATCTTCTGGGTATCATCTTCTCCAATCACCTCAACAAGCTTCGGCTGAGAATACGCAAGAATAATGTTCGGCAATCGCAAGCGACTCTTCTGCAACCAGAGAGAAGTCATGAACATGGTAAAGATACCTTTAAGCTGTCGTGCGTTCTCATCTGCTGAAAGTGCAGCACGAGCAGTAATGTATTTCTGCGCCTGTCCCTGTGCCTGTGGATCAAGAGTGGTGAGGTCAAGACCGCGGGCGATAAGGTCGATCATCTTCACATCAGAGTCAGTGATGCCCCGAATTTCCATCTGTTTTACCTGTGAGATATCGTCAACATAAATTTTTGTATCACCGGCAACAACCTCATCCTCGAGATCAAGCAGGTCCTTGTTCACACTTCCAACAAGAAGTGGTGGCACCATCGCGCGATATGTTTTATCAAGAGCAGAGTTATACAAAGTGTTCAGTACATCTCCCTCACCCATAGCTGAGTTAGGTAGTGAGTTCCCGTAGAAGAAATCTGTGTTCGCGAACGGTTCAAAAATAGTCTTCGCGATAGGGTACACTGGCTTCCCCATCTCTCGACGATCTGCAGATCGCCATGGCATCGGTCCGTTGTATAGCTCAACACCGTTCGCAACAATGCGATACAAACCTAAACCATTCCCCCTCCAGCGGTTCATATAAAGACACACATGGTATCCCTTGCCGTCCTTGCATGACTCCTGCCACTTCTGGTGGAAAAAAGTATCTGTCTCTTGTGACTTAGAAATATCAACAAGATCCTTTACATATTTGCTGTTAGGATATTTCCCGAAATCAAAAAGGAAACGTTCATAGTCTGCATAATACTTCTCGAGAATAATGGCCGGTTGCATCTGAATATCACGAACAAAAAAGTTCTTGATCAACAGATCGTTTAACTGTATCTCGTATGACACCGGCTCGCCCTCAGACACTCGCGAGATAAGCTTGTCCTCAACATCTCCAGTAACAAGATCAAATGAAGTGATGATGCGCTTCTCAAAAATCTGCTTCTCGAATCCTTCATACGAAAGGACTGTTCCGTGTCCAGCGTTGCTCCATGCAAGGAAGAAAAGATCCTCCTGAGCATTACCAGTATTGTATGAATGCTTCAATAAGTTCTTAGAAACCTCTGCGGCAAAGTGATCATATGAATCATCAGACCGAACAGCCTTCACGCGCATGTCAGGAATATCTCGAGCTGCGGTAGCAAGAAGAGCCTTCGTCTTGTTCGCATATGCACGTGTCGCAAAGTTAGCCTGCCACGATTCTTTACCTTGTGAATCCTTCGGCAGAACATATGCGTTCATGCGCTTCTCAGAGTCATCTATAAAATCCTTCAGAGTACGATCATTAAATTGAGTGTATGTTTTTTTCCTCGCGTCAAGCATTGCATCACGTTCTATGTACACAAAACCAATACGATTTTTTTGCTCGTCGGTTGCTACATCTTTCCACTCCTTCTTTTCCTCAGTACGCTCGTCAGATGTTCCCATCTCAAACGAGTCTTTTTTATTTGTCTCATCGACTGTTACGCTGTAAGTAGGCATACTATGTTGCTATTGAAACGTCATCAAGAAGTCTAAGTTCTATCGCTCTTTTTTTTGTGATAGGTGCAATGCGTACCAGTTTATTAAACGCAGCAACTTTCTGACCCCAGAATTTATCGTGTCTCCATCGTAGTGCTTCCTGATCATTTACTAACCGTGGATCAATACTCCCACGATTATCCAGAACTGCCGTACCATGGTGAACCAAAATGTCCAGCGTTTCTTTTACGTGATGAAAGAGTCTCTTGCGCTGCATACTAATTGTAACAGAGTTTTCAGTTTCTATAGGGTAGGCTAATCCCCAATTCTGCCCATTCCACCTGAAAGCCATCGTCATCATGACAGACTTGCCGTCCTCAACATCCTCCCAGTAATAGATAGGGGGTATGGCCACCTTCATTTGCCTAGTCACGCCCTCGTCCAGGGTAAGTATCTCGTTCTCCTTAGGTGCCCTTGCGAACTTCTCCATCCCCTTATCGTTCAGGACCGGCGCGGCGTCAGGCTTAATTATCCCCCGTGAAACACTCTTTCTGTTCTTCACTCCCAGTAAGGGTAGGGATTTATCGTTCAAAATACTCATCCCCGGTGTCTGTGGTTTTGCCATATTAATATCCTCCCATGCTTACTGAATAACCCCTACCTGTCACCCTCTTCTTCTTCTTCGCATCCCTGGCCTTCTTCCTCGCAGTCAGGTCCGCATGCTCTCTACGGACAAACGTAAGCATCAGGGCATCTGCCACGTCAGGTGACTCAATGCCTATAGCTCTCATGTCGTCCTTGCTCATCACACGAAGGCGTCCTTTAGAGTCCGGCTTGTACTTCACCTTCGTCAACTGCATCCAGTCGTCTCGGTGGCAAGGGCATAGCTTGCCGCCCTTTGTTACCCACTCACGCAGTCTCCAGTACGCCTCAGCTCGCATGTTCGCGAACTTAGTATCCTCGAGCGCCGCTTGCCCCACGTTGACCCCACGAACCTTACGCTGTTCTGCCAGTAGGGGATCCACCGCACCACCTCCTACCCCCACGTCGTCAATGAAACAGTTCTCGTCCTTGACCCCAGTATCGCTCAAGAAGAAGGAAGTCTGTGATGCAATCTCCGTCAGGTTGTTCTGATGACTCTTCGCAAGAATCTCCGCGTAGTTCATGGACCTCAGACACCACACTGTGTAGTTCGCACCACCACGTGCAATGTCGTTTCCAATTCTCTTCTCACCAGCGTGCTCTGGTCGCGCGGATCCCTCAGGCACCATACATGCACGATCAATGTCACTCTCTCCGAGAATCTGCGTCCACCCCTTCGAATCAATGTCTCCATCAACAGGAAAGAGGTTCTCATACAGAACACGAAAGAACGGCTTCAGCTTCATCTCAGTGATGAACTCAGACGTTAGTCGTGTCTCTCCGTACTCGTTCACCTCCTTCAATCCGCGCGTGTAGTCTATATTGATCTTGTAATATGCAGGGTCCTCATATGCCTTGAGGAAGTGTCCACGCACAAACGGGTTTCCGATCTTCACCACGAAGTCCATTCCTCCTCCAGTAAATCCTCCTACCATACGCATCGCCTTCGCATCCGACTCATCCGATATCAACGCTGCCTCGTCCATCACCACGTTCGGCGCTCCGAATCCCATCATCGCGTTACCTGCATCCTCTCCGTTCTTCAACCTCGACTCTGCCGATAGAATAAATACCTCGCCGATTCCTCCATCACCTAAATCAAATGTCAGTCGGTTCTTCGATCGCTCGCGCCTGATCGAATCCGCATTCTCTCCCTCCTCTATCTTGAAACGCGCCATCGTGTACTCATTATCAAAAATGTGCTTGATCAAGTATCCCATTATAATTTTAGCCTTCGCCTGGCTCGGTGCGACGATACACCACTTCTCCGGGAACGTTGCGACTCGGGTCAGCACTGCCATTGACACTGTGTCCGACTTTCCGAACTGTGTAAACGTCGCAATCCAGATACGACGAAACCATCTCTTCACCTTACTCATCCCATCCTGTGATAGTGTCTCTCCTTCGCACCCCTTCTTAAATATCAAATCAAATATCTCGTTCTGTCCTGGCGTCATCGAGAACGGCCGATTAAAGTCATCCTTGTACAGGTTCCTCACCAGCTCATACGTTGACGCCGCAGCGAGCGGTGAAGTCTCCTGCTCCTTGTCCTTATCCTCGCTCGTCGCCTCAACCGGCAACGGCTCGTCGACCAACTCCTCGTCTCCGTCATCCACCCCGTTCAAAATATCCTCGAGCGCACTCATACCTATGACGTTGCAGTTACGTCCACACTCTCCACCTTCTTCGGTGTCGCCAGCCCCTTAATAATATGCTCCACCACATAGATACCCTTCTTCTCCTCGCTCTTCTCCAGATACGCCTTCGGCTTCCCGAGCACCCGATCCATAAGATATACCAACGCAGGAAAGTGCGGCGGCACCTTGTAGTACCGAATATCCTTCCCCCCAACCTTATCCACCACGTACACCCCCTCAGCCAACTCAAACAATTTGTCGACAAGAAATTTACCTTTAGAACCAATGCGCTTTGTTACTCTATCCTCAAGCTTCTGCCTAATCTGTCGATTGTTCGATATCGATGTACTACCCATAATAAAACCACGGGCCATCTGCTCGATGTGCCTCGACGATACATCCGTTGCGGTGATATCAGCTAATCCTGAATTTCTTAAATACTTCTTAGGATTCTTCGCACCGACTCTCACCATGATCTCTCCTTCAGGAGTTTGTTCCACAATATCATCAGGACCAGCAAGAGCACGCACTTCCTCTAACGTAGGATTTTCTGAAAGTGTTTTGACTGGTGTATTTGTAGAAGAAGTGTATGGTTCCTTTTTTGATGTCTGTTTCATCCACCTAAATATATCACGTACCAGAATGTAGACGACCATCAACAGTGGACACCATTTCCTTCCACCACTCCTTAAACGTCTCCATATCCTTCGCAACACACGCATACCCTCCGTGCTGCTGTATGTTTTTTAGAAATCCTTCCTGTTCATCAGACAGTCTGTCCTTCCCTATCTTTACCTCAATAGCTACCAGAAACCCTTTGTAACAACCGAGAATGTCTGCGACTCCTTTCTTCGGTGCGGTCCTCATCACCCCTTTCGCTTTGTCCATAATCCCTGTTGATTCAGCTCTCCAGGCATAGCCTCCCTGAAAGTAAATGTGACCGATGATGGAGTTGGTTAGGTTGTTCGCGGGTGTACCCATTCCCTTTCAGTATATCCTCTTGTTCATGTTCTTGTGGATATCTCTGTGGAGATGGTTGATAACTAGACCGTGTGGAGTGTTTCTTGTGAAACAAGTTAACGACGCCGGACACCCCATCACACCAGTAACGCAAAAAGTTATCCACAACACAAGTACCCCCCTGGATACCTATATAACAACACCTTACGAATTTAATTATAAGGGATAAGACTTGGAAGAATGAGAGAATAAGAAGAAAACTTTCTTCGGATAGGTATCCAGGGGGTAAACCCTATTGTTGAGCCGTAAAATATGGCTTAGAATATAGAAACCATTGACAAAGTATTGTATAATAATTGATAAAATTTGACTAATTCTGTATGAAAGATTACAGTAAAAACACTACTAATGTATGTAATTTATGTGACTAATATGAGAAAAACAGTAGATTTTACACCTAGGGCTTTGGAGATTATCGAATACATCCAGAAGGAAGAGGGACATAAAACCTTCAGTTCAGCGCTTCTTGCTATCATCGCGGGGTACTATTTGAAGGTTTGGTATACGAAACACAAAGGTGGTGGTACTGGGAAAGAGAGTGATCCTGCTTCTAAGGAGTACACCGCAGAGGAAGTGGCAGAGGCATACGTGAGGAAATACGGTGGGAAGATGGAACCGGAAAAAGATGGGGCTTTGATTCAGATCGGGGCGGTGAAGATGTTCCAGCCTTTCCTTGATAGCGGAACTAAAATGCTGGCTGAGATCAATTTGTGGAGGTCTAAGGCAGCGCAACAGACCATCACATTTTCAGAGTTCATGGAACCGGAGTAGGGTCCCTTGGACGGTATGACACCCTTTTAGGAAATGGGTCCCCTCACGCGCATGCTCGGGGGACCCTTTCTTTAGTATAAAGTTAAAGACACTCTCGGTTTCTCGGGTCGGGTTGACAACCGCAAAAAATATGGCAGGGTAAAAAATAAGGGCAAAAAACAACACAAGGCAGGGCATGACACACGCGCACGGCTCAATAGAGCGATATAATACATTTTATGTATTCGCATTTTATACAAATTGCGAAGTTATCCACAACAAATAGCGAATAGTCAATGCTTTTTCGCTTGACAATAAAACGTTGACGTGCTAGGATAAAAATGTTGTAATGATGAAAAATGCACATTGCAACACATTATTATCTACTTATCTACTAGACATGAACAAGGACACTATAAATATGTTTTTATTGTTCTTTTGCTTTGCTCTATCTCTCGCACTCATGGCAACCGTGCACGAATGGATCATGCACACACTTGATCTCTATATTTAACAGTCACTCACTCATTAACAAAAACATGAACACAACACTAGCCCGCATATATGACGACATGCTGAGCGTATTACCACCTGAAATAATGAAAACAGGCGCGCAGGGCGTGAGCGGTTTTCTAGTAGGCGAGCCGACAACGCACAACAAGGACGGCGAGCCAGTGTATGCATCTTTTTTCCGGTGTGATGATTGGTATGGAAGGGGAGCAGACATGACCGTCAAGCAGTTTCTAGTAGAGATCGAAAAGAGCGAGCAGGAGTTAAGAGAGAATGAGGAGACACCAGACCACATACAGACCGAGCTTGATCTTATTGCGGATCACGGGCAAGAAGCCGTCGACGCATACCATGCGCTAAGAATTGAGAGCAATCATGCACTCAATGATTTTGAGGAGTCGTATGTGGGGAAGTTTGAAAGTGACATAGAGTTTGCACGCGACCATGCGGAAAACATCGAAGCAAACATAAGCCAGTCATGGCCTCACTATTGCATAGATTGGGAATATGCAGCGCGTGAATTGATGATGGATTATTCAGAGCAAGACGGCCATTACTTCCGCCACATATAACTATATGAAACTAAAAGAACGCAACTACACGCTCGCGGAACTTGAAGCACTCCCGACAATCTCACAGGGCCACACTGATGACCTGAAAGTGGAAGCGTATGACATCGACAAGAAAACAAAGGAGATCACTACAGGCACGCGTATATGGCTCTCACGCATGACCAAAGAGGACGGTATGCCCTATGACAATCAAGTTACCGTTGAGAAATTGAAAGGCGGTTACGTGAGCGCAACGCGCGAGCAATATCAGAAGCAAGGCAAGCGCGGACGATGGGAAGCGCCTAGATGGGTGACGGTTTACACATACGAAGCCAAATAATCACAACACAACACCATGCAACCCAAAAAAGAAATTGTCTACACAATGCAATATCAAACGGCACAAGAAATACAAGAAGCTACAGCACTACGCAATCGACTATACGAGAAGTACAACAGCGTGAACGTGTACCCGCAAGGATCGTATGCGGTACAGATCGTGGCAAGCGATGAGATCAACCACGATGGAGCGTATGCACGCGCACAGTATTTGAACCAGTAACACACAATCGGCCTTCCGCACTGTATTGAATATATACCTATTCAGTGCAGTGACGGGGTGCGGATATTTACCATGCCCCATTATTTATTCGCAACCATTACACAAGGATATGAGGTATCAAGCTATCAAACACAACAAGACAGGCACGCGCACGCTAAAAGTGTGCGACACGCTCGCGGACGCGGTGCAAGAGGTCAAAAAGCAGTCAAAGACTAACAGCATGCGCTATAACGGCCAGTCATATATAGGAGGCTTTCCAACATGGCTAGACATGGACACACACAAGCTCTACAGCGTGCAAGGACTCAATGAGCACTTTGGAGTAGTCGTATCGCTGGACAAGCGCGAGCTATTGGACGCAACACTATATATATAACCATGATAAAAAATCTATCAGCATTTACAGCGAAGACCGATATCAAGCAAGAGCTGGCAGGAGTGCTTGTTACTAAGGACAAGCTAGTGGCTACAGACTCATACCGACTCATAGAGGTACAGAGCGATGCCGGAAAGGACTTATCAGCCCCCGTCATTGTTGGACTCCCTAAGGGTGCAAAAACAATAGAACATATAGAAATGGCAGGCAATGACGCTACGATCAAATCAAAAGGTGCACTATATCCCGCGAGTTTCACCCTTGCTGGTGATCGTTTCCCAAAATATGAAAGCGTTATACCTAACATTGAGGACGCGACCATATCGGTTTCAGTCAATCCCGAATACCTACAGGACATAGCACGGGCGTTCCAGGAACTTGCGAAGCAAAACAAGGGCAAGTTAGATGGTGTGACTATGCACTTGTTTGATACAAAGAAGCCAATCGTATTCACCAACAACAACGGCACAGCACGTGCCCTACTCATGCCGATTATAAAGCAATAGAACCTTCAGCCCTTCATCGGGTGCATGTCCTTCCCTTTCCACCAAGGACGTGCCCCCTATTGAGGAGCTACCACCCCGACTCCTCACTCAATAGGTGAGTGTTAGCAACGTAAGGGGCGGCGAGATGAGGCGCGAGGACGTCAAGGATACGGCCACTCGGTACCGTACCGGTAAAACAGAGAATGTATGATCGTCGGGAGGGCGTGATCACATACTGGTACGGTACCGAGGTGCTGTCGGCATCTCATTTTGAGAGAACGCAAGGGCATCTGTGGATTAACAGTATTCACGCAACAAAACGTTGCGTGGTAATATACAAAGTATGCAACACGAAACAGAACGCAAGGGTATGAGTGAGAGTACGTACAAAGTGATCGGTAAGATCATCGTTGTTGCGTATATTCTCTGGTGGGTGTGGTTGCTATTTATCAAGGAGGATGTAGTTGCCGACATGAGCCATGAGGATTACGGCGACTACGGCCAGCAATCGTATTACCGGTAATATTTACTACTATATGAACAGAGACATCATCGGGAAGATATTCCCGGACATGCTGGAGGAAATTAACAAGGGCAACTGCCCTACATGTGGTGAGGAGGTTGGCCTATTCAAGGACAATCTGTCGGAACGGGAGTTTGCGATCAGTGGGATGTGTCAGCGTTGCCAGGATAAAGTATTTACAGAATGAAGCAGGCACGGAGGATCAAGTTTCTGGAGAAGGACGTGATCATGAAGATGGCGGACGCTATCGAGCGTAAGGACAGCCACGGATGGCGCGACTACGCGCTCATACACGTCTTATTCTCAACAGGGCTACGCATCAGCGAAGCACTTGATCTGCCGGTAGAGCCGTTTCTTGACCCGAGGGAGGACGAAACCCTGGAGGTGTCCGTTATGGGTAAGGGTGGCAAGCAGCGTGTTGTGTTTTTCTCGCCGGAGTGTGTACGCATAGTGTGTACGTACTTGGAGAAGAGGACCGGAAAGGATGAGAAGGACCCTAACAAGGTGTTCAACATAACGTCGAGGTGGGCACAGATCATGATCAAGGAGCGAGCGAAGGCGGTCGGTCTTGAGCAGTGGATCACTCCACACAAGATCAGGCACAGCATGGCGACTCACGTGCTCAGACAGGGCGCGAACATGCGTATCGTGCAGGAGTTGCTAGGGCATAGCAGTATCGCTACGACACAGATATACGCAGGCGTGACTAATAAGGACTTATTGGAAGCACATAAAAAATTCATGATATGAACAACAGAGACGAGGCGCGTTTGTATTACACACCACCATCAGACGAGGCGTTTGAGAGCATGAGGAACGCGTGCATGATCGTGTGGGGACAGTATGCCGGCAATCCTGGAGGATATATGGAAGAGAAGGTAGGTAGGATCCGGGATATTCAGAACGTGGGGGACAACTTCATGTACATGCTGGCAATGTTTGACATGAACAACCAGAGATCCGTAGTCAGTATGTTGTCCGACGAGGCAAAGATTGCGCTCAAGGAGCGAATGATCGATGGAGGGAATGATGTTTATCACATAAAAACACTAGGACTATGAAGAAGGTACGAGCACTACAGGTAGGCGATCACGGACCGCACGGGTTCGCCACAGAGGACATACGAGCAGGTGCTGCAGTTGTGTTCGAGGATGAGTCAGAGTGGTTGCCGACGATCGACATTGAACCTCTCTATAGCAGGAAGCATGAGCAGATGACACCCTGGTGGAAGAGGGCTGCATACTGGTTAAAGCCAGTTAGGATGAGTCCGTCTAACCTGGAGGAGGCGCACCGCCTCAGCTCACGCATGGTGTATATGACCGACGATGAGGTGACGGAGAAGCTTAAGAGCATCTTACGAGGAGACCATGAGTAACAAGAAGTGTAATTACTGTGGTGGCACTGCACGCTGCCCTCAGACATCACATACCGGTAAGATCTGGTGCGGGACGAGTGGTTGTCCGTACTACCTTGTGTGGGAAAAGAGACGTAACGATTTACGGACTCGGTTTCAGGTATTAACAGAGGAGTTGAGGAGTCTTAACAGAGAGTACTAACATATCACTATGTATATATCTAAAAAGCGTCATGATCTGATCGTTAAGGGCATGGAGGAGATTGAGTCAACACTGAGAGTTGAATTACGTAAGGAACGCAACAGGGCATACGATCTTGAGAAGGAACTGAAGCAGGCGAAGGACCTGAGGATGATCCTGGAGAAGCTGGCGGATAAGGTGAATTACGCACCTATTACTAGCAGTGGCTGGACTGTAACAGGCGGGAGTATGACGACTGATCTTAACGTGCACCTTCCAGGCTACGCTAAGGTGATCGCGGACCATGTGACAGGAGATAGGGTACTTGAGCATGAGGCAACGACACCAGCAATCACAATCAGTAAGGACGGTAAGGTTTCACAAGG